TTGGTCACCACGACAAACAGAATACTTCATGAAACAGGAAAAAATCGAAATAGCGCCACTGGCCTATATGCGAGGCAGAACATTCAAAAATGCATGGATCATCGCCGACGAAATGCAGAACGCCACTCCTGAACAGATGAAGATGTTGCTCACTCGCATAGGTGATGGCTCACGCCTAGTGGTGACCGGTGATTTACAACAGCATGACCGCGGCTATGAAAAGAATGGTCTACAAGAATTTGTAGAGCGTTATCGTCTAGATCCGCAACGCTACAACCTCATCAACACCATAGAGTTTGGCCAAGAACACATAGAACGTCACCCTGTGGTTTCACAAGTACTAGACATCTACAAATAAGGCGCTAGCCTTTACCTGCGGATTTATCCGCATTTAGGCCCCTCGGCGGCTGTAGGTGTGCAGTAGGCATATCGTAGATCAATATGTATGCGTATAGATTCACTCTATGCTACATGTTCAACTCTAATAGGGGCCTGCTCGATTCAACTCTAGGACTCAACACAAACTACCGTCAGAACCGCTCAATTCAGATTCAGTTAGCAACATCCATCGAGTCAGAATATTCAAGAGTATGTTTCCACTCTGTTCTATGTTAGCAACAAGGCACCCATGCACTATCTACTCGCCATTCACAATGTCCTCCACGTGGGCCAGCAGTAGGCGTGCAGTGATCATCTGTGATTCGCCTTGGTGTTTATCTAGAACCGCGTTGGGAACGGTGGCTCTAATGTCGTGGGAAAACGAATATGAAAATCACGAAGTGATTTGATAGTGAGTTTTACATTAAAATAGGACTTCCTAAAAATTTAACCGCACATACAATTATAATGCAATATTCGCCGGTCTGATCTCTGGCCACGGGTAAATACTAGTATGAACAAATATTTCTGTAGTCTTCCATGGATACATTTAGATTTAGAAGCAGGTGATGTAGCCGCTGGTGTTAGTCCGTGTTGTTGGTTTAAATGGACATACTTATATGAAATAGATCCTGATCATCCTTCACATGAATTTGTAAAGAAACATGGTATAGAAACAGCAATGAATCAACCAGCATTTAAACAAATCAGAAAAAACATGCTAGAAGGTAAACCAACAAAAGGTTGTTTTAGATGCTATGATGAAGAAAAGATGCACGGAGTATCCATGAGAACTGGTGCAAATCAAATGTATGATCTTAGTAAATATACTCTTAACGACAAATTTTTACACACAAAATATATCGAAGTTTCGCTTGACAATACCTGTAACCTAGAATGCAAAATGTGTAACTCTGAATATTCTACTAAGTTAAGAAGAAGAGACGAACTACTAGGAAATAAAGTACATCCAAACATTGTTTATGATCCAGACTTACTTGACGGAATTGACCTAACTCATGTAGAACAAATTAAATTCCTTGGAGGAGAACCTTTGTTGTCAAAACACCATTTACCTTTTTTGAAAAAGTTTCCAAATTACTCGCAACTAAAATTAACCTATAATACCAATGCTACTATTATACCCAATCAAGAAACTATCAATGTCATGAAGCAGATAAAAAGTCTAGACTTTATAATAAGTTGTGACGGTATATACAAATACAACGACTACCAACGTTGGGGATCAAAGTTTGAAACTGTAATAGAAAATGGTCTTAAACTAAAAGATATATTTGCTGATAATGTTGATTGGTTTACATTTCTAAATACTTTTACACTGTTAAACCTAAATGCATATGACAAAACTAAAAAATGGTTTAGACTAAATCAAATTCCAACTTTATCAAATTGGGATCAAGGTGGAGTTCTTTCTGCTTGGCATGCCCCTGATTGGTACGAAGAATGGATACTAAAGGATAACGATTATCCGGAAGTAAAAAATTACTTCAAAAGAAGAAAGTACAATCCAGAGATGTGGAACAAGTTTTTAAATCTAATTGAAGTTACAGATAAAATGTATGGAACTCGTTTAGAAGATTACAATCCAGAACTTGCTGAACAATTGTACAAAAATCAAAATTAATCGTTAAAATCGTTATACAATGTATATTTTGCTGTGAGTTCTTCACCTGCTGTAATTGGTTGGATCGTTACAAGATAGCACACAGGCAACTGATGCCAAAATCCTTTTACATTTTTACAGTTAGGTGTGTCTGAATGATTATAAAAAGCACCTAAGGCTGTTCTAATATAACCATGTGGAAAGTTTTTGTTTTGAATATGCACAATACCCAGAACAACATCAGCATCAAAATCTTGCGTAGCAAACAAGCCTAAGCCCTGCACATTTGACTCTTTTATAGTTAATCCGTCTGGTAATGGTCTATACATAATAGCAGTATTTATTTGATAATTTACAAAATATTAAACTGATACTTAATATAAAAACTTTGATTAACAAGTATGTTTACATCATATGTTGCGTTTTAACTCTGCCAATCAATCACCTAAATATTATTGACTTAATAAACTTAACTATGAGGTGGTAGACATGGACAAAAACTTAATTGAAAGACTTAATGACAGAATAGATGAATTAGAAGAAAAGATCAACAGAATTGTTGAACTATTAGAAATGGATCATGAGTTTGATAACGAAGATCATGATGAAGAATACTGTGAAGAATGTTATCAAGATCCTTGTGAATGTGATGACGAAGATCATAACTCAGATGAAGACGATGATGAAGATTATGATTGGGATCATAACGACGACTTTGAAGACGAAGACGACAAATAGTTTTATATTACTAGTATAAAGATAAAGGTAGGGTATTGATTTACCCTACCTTTTTTTATGATCTATAACCCATTAGGTACAATCACGTAATGAATAGTTAAAACAATAGCAACTGATACTAACAAGCCAAACATCATCTTTAAAAAATCTTTACCAATAATTGGAAATACATGTTTAAATTTATAGTCTTTCATTAGTGTTGATATCGCAAGTTCTCTACCACATAACAATCCTACAAACACCCAGGTTGTACTCATTGGTATATCGTTGTACTCTTTAAAGAACAATAGTATAAAAGCATACACTAGATCAATCAGTGTAGCAGATCTAACAAACCTTGTGCCTGTTTTTTCTATCACAATCTTTTGTATCTTACCACCCTTTTCGTAGAATGTATATCCTAAAAAAACGGCAAACACAATTGATATCATAATCATCCATTCCAATGGAACTGCTCTTGGTAAGAACACAGCAATATTTGCCATGTCATGACTTAACCAAGTGTACCAAAGAAATGCTGTGCTACACCATTGTGCTATACGCCAACGTTTTGCAACTTTTTGATTTGTAATTTTATCTGACTTTTCATCTATTATTCTTTCTATTATATTCCATGCCGCATAAGCAACTATTGCCGCTAGTGCATAGCCTATAATAGATTTTATCAACATCTTCTCTAACACAAATGTACTTGCAAAAGCACTCAGCACTAGAAAACTTGTTGATACAGGAATACCAACTCTTGTTAATAATAAAAGTATTAAAGGAGCCATAGCATGATACCATTGGATTTCTTTAAACGGTATTTTGTTTAATCGTCCATATGATATATCTCCGCCATTAGTACTCCACCCCCACCAAATAGTAAACCATAACACAACAGTTGCGGCTATCCATAGATAATACCATTTGAATTTATTTTGATTGGATGCCATCCATGTACCAAGGGTTTGTACACTGTCATTTGCAACAACTGAATATGCCGCAAATATAAAACCAAGAAACATCCAAAGTGAGTAGTTTTCTATCATTGTATATTCTTTCTATTATTCAAAGTTTATTGTACAAGTATTTACAATAAAAATCAACGAGAAATGTTACAGAAAGATTAATTTTTTATTACAGAGATTGGCTGAGTTTTATCACGTTCACGTCGTTGTGCTTTTTTCTTTCCACATATTCTATGACACATTTGTGATTTTTCAAAATTACTCATTATCTTTTTATAAGCAGGTCCATTTATGATTTCTTCATAGGTGTGATTATAGATACTCATTGAATCCAAATCTTCTTTGGTAAGTTCAAAATCACTAACCTGTTCATGCTGGCTAACTCGCATAAAGCAACAGGGCATGTATAAGCCTTCACTAGAAATAAAATTCATATAACTATCAACATTCATACAACTAGGATATATATTTTCAGTTTCATAAATTTCTTTTTCTTTGGCTACAGGAATCTTATTATAGTTTTTTCTTTGTTTGCTACCTTCAGGCAACTTTACAACATCTAGATTTTCAATGCTGTCTTGATCTATATCCTGATTTTGATTTTTCTTTTTTACTGACAGTATTGCTGTTCTAGGTGTTACTCCAATAATCAATTCTGTTGTATTTTCTAAACCTTCAACATATAGTTCTAGTCTATCTAGACTTTCGTTAAAAACACTTTTATCAACCAATTGACCAATTGGTGCTCGATGTGTATCTATGATTTCAAAACTAGTAAATCCTATAGCTCTAGCAGTGTCATAGGCTGTTTTCATATCTTCAAATGAACAATTATATTTAAAAACAATATACTTCCATTTTATTCTTTTATTATATTTTGCTAGAATCTCTGCTCCTAGTTTTATACTTAGCCAATCTGCATTGACTCTGTACTGTGTAAAGTTGTCTGGAGTACCATCTATACTAAACGTAATTTCATCTTTGTTGTCCATTATTTCTGCAATGGCCTGCCAGTCTTGTTCTTTTCTATAACTGCCATTGGTGTCCATGCTAAAATGCAGTCCGCTGGCTTTGATTGCTTGGAGAGTTTCTACTAGTTTTGGATGATATATTCCGTCTCCATATGCACCTGTTAGTACAACTTTTTTCAATGACATTGTTTTAAAAAACTCAAGTAACTTGTCGCTGTCAATGTGGCCATTATCCCAAAGGTGTCTTTCGTGTTGTTGAAAGGTTCTTGGACAGTTAGGACATTTGATTGTGCATTTGCTGGTTAGTTCTAGTTCTATTCTATCTGTTTTTGGAAACTGCATGTTGTGTATTATAACAAAGTATCTAGTTTAAATCAACTGTTTAATTGGTGCTTTAATCCTGTTTTAAAGTGTCTTATACTAGGATCTTAATACTTTACGAGTATTTGATCATGTTAACTTAAAACCCTATTTAAAAGAGGATTTAGACTAATGATCTAATTCTATCTCTTAGGCGAATAGCTCTGTTTCCTACCTGTTTAGCCCAACGTGAATCCATCATTTCAACTGAAGCAGTGTCCCAGTTGTGTGCTTCTACAGCCGCAATAAACTTTTTGAATTGTTTTAATCTTGGTGCTCCCATGTTAAACGTCATGTTCACAATTACTTCCTGTGCTTCACTAGGTAGGTTATCTAGATTAGGAAATACTTTTTTTGCTTCACTTATA